ACAAATAGAAAATTAAAGAGGCCAAAATGAGTTATTTTACAGACGTTAAAGAATTTCATCAGGCGTTTGGTCAGCGTATCGGCGAGAAGCCAGATTTTCCTTCTGAGGATGAACGGAAGCTTAGAGTCAAACTTCTTAGAGAAGAAGTTCGAGAATATATGGATGGTGAGTCTTTCAATGATCTTGTCGAAGTTGCTGATGCAATTGCTGATATTATTTACATTGCTTGTGGCACTGCCGTTTCTTATGGCATTCCTCTCGACGATATTTTTGCTGAAGTTCATAGAAGTAATATGGCTAAACTTGTTGATGGTAAAGTACTTCGTCGTGAAGATGGTAAAATAATGAAGCCCGAAGGTTGGACTCCTCCAAACGTTAAAAAAATCTTAGAAAAGAAAATAAGAAGTTGATAATACGTCACAATTAAGCTATAATTGATGCATATATAGTATGTGTAGATATTGAAGGAGAACAATATGGTTAAACGTATAGTAGCAAAACAAATTTTTGATTCAGAACATATGTTGGGTAAGTTCCCGACTGAATCTGATTATGATATTGTAATCAATGAAGATACAGATTGTTATTTACCACCTCTTTGTGATATATCCCGAAAAGCCAGTTGTGATCTAGAGTGTAGCGATTGTATGAAAGGTAATGACGAACGTAGAATAGCTTTTAAATTTCGTAAAAATTATTTCTCTACAGAAGAACAAAAGTTGGCTTACGAGGGGCTTCGTGAAGCTGCGACACAAAGTCAAAACAGAGGACTGGCTGCTGGCCCGCGTGGAGAAATATTGGAAGCTCAAGGACCAGGCGGCCGCGATTGGGTGAACGCTTATGAATTAGAAATTCTTAATTTGTTTTTAGACAACGGTGCTGATCTTGGGGAATTTACTGGAGAAAAGAAAACTGTTGAATCTATTAGAAAAAAGTATAAAGAAGGTAAAGGCGATAAGGAAGAAGTTCGCGGACACGTTTGGTTACGTAGCGAAGTTATGAAAGAATATCCTGATTATTTTGGTTGGTTTGATAAATGGGTTGATGGTCTAAGTAATAAGCCTCATGAAATGATCAAAGCTGAAGCTGAAAGAGCTTTTAATGAATGGATTTCGGACACTAATTACGCTCAATCCGTTTTTTCGGGCGTCGCTGGTTGGTATGATCGTTACCCGAGAATTCCTTACGGCCGCGCGACTTCTTATACTGAAAAAAACCCAGAGCTATTTAAGAAAGCTTATCCTTTCCTACAATCTTTGAATCGCGGATTCAAAGATTTGTTGCCATGGCGTTGGAACAACCAAAAAGAAGCAGCTGATAAGCTTGACCCCAGATATCTAGTTCCTGGAACAGTTTTTACAACTATTACTGTTAACAAATCGTTTAGGACTGCTTGTCATAGAGACGCCGGAGATTTAAACGAAGGTTTATCGAACCTGTTGGTTCTAGGTGATGGAGAATACACAGGCGGATATCTAGTGTTTCCGCAAGTAAGAATAGCGGTTAATGTTCGTCCTGGAGACCTATTGTTGGTGAATAATCATGAAGTAATTCATGGTAATACTGAAATTAAACTCAATCATGAAAAAGCAGAACGTATTTCAATCGTTTGTTATTTCCGTGAAAAAATGCTTGAGCTTAAATCTTTCGAATATGAAAATCTACGTAAACAATTTGTCGACGAGCGTAGATTGAATAAATCGCATAAACTTTGGAGACCTCTTTGGAACGGAGTTTCCCCCGGTATGTGGGAAGATCAAGAGTGGTATGATTATCTGAAAGCTCATAATATGGAAGATCCGTATAAGAAAGAAGCTGCAGCTAGTTTAGAGGATTTCTTTGATGATTAATGAAAATAGTGTCCATCCTATAGGTAGATGGAGCGAAATAGAAAAAACAAAAGAAATAATTGACCTCAAACAAGGTATGGATTTTCGCGAACCACAATATCGCCGCGAAGTATTTTTAAGATTTTATGAATTTCATCTTAAATATCGCTCTCATCCAGGGGCGGTATATTTTATGTTTCCTTATTTACAATACAAATTTTCTTTAACAGAAGAAGATATGTATTGGTTGACGTTTATTAACGGCGTAAGTCAAAATATAGTAACAACTTGGACCATCTTTAAAAAATATCCAAATTTCAATATTAATCCGAATGAAATTCAACAATATATATTGGATAATTGGAATAAATTAGAATGGGATATGGACCGCCGCTATTGTAAAACTAAATTTGGTAAAGCTCTAGAATCTTATCAAACTTTAGTTGGTAATGAAACACAAAAACAATTTTGGGAAGAATTGGGTAGTTTCAAAAACTGTTGGGAAACTGTGTTAAATAAATTTTATGCTTTTGGTAGGCTTTCGACCTTTTCTTTCCTTGAATATCAGCGTATAATTGGGCTTGATGTAGATTGTGATGAATTATTTTTGACGGATATGTCTGGTAGTAAATCTCATAGAAACGGTTTAGCGATTGTGTTAGGTAGAGATGATCTAGATTGGCACAATAAAACAAATCCGAATTTTCAAGGATATAAAAAAGAACATTTAAGTTGGTTGATCGAAGAAGGAGAATTACTTCTTGAAGAATCTAAAATAAGATTTAAAAACAAACCTTTTTATAAAGACGTTTCTTATTTTACTCTTGAATCAACGCTTTGTTGTTATAAATCTTGGCACCGTAAAAATAGAAGATATCCTAATGTCTATGTGGATATGTTTCATGATAGAATTAAAAGAGCCGAAAAGGTTTGGGAAGGTAAAGAAGATTTTAATTTATTTTGGGAAGCTAGAGAAAAATATTTACCGAATAATTTAAGGTTAGAATGTAATCCTTCAGATCCAGGTCTTCACCCAATTAAACAAAATCATTATTTAAAGACTGGTCAAGTTATAATGATGGATAATGATTGGGAATGTTTTAAGAATGATTTTAATCAAAATTTGAATAATAATTTGGAGAAATTTATATGAAAATTATTGCTATTGGCGGAGAACCTGGTTCCGGTAAATCCACGTTGATGAAAATGATATTGGAAAAATATAAATTTGAACCCAAGTATACAAGTTATAAATTAGTTCCTTACCTTCAATTTGATAACATTTACGTATTGGGTAAATACGAAGAAGGGGAAGTATTTTCAGGGACAGATCGTATGTCAATGGCAGTACAACCGGAAGCAATAAAGTTTCTTGACTTTTTGAGTAAAGATAGTATAGTATTATTTGAGGGTGATAGGTTATTTACTTCTTCTTTCCTAGAACATTGTATTGATAATTTCGATACAACAGTAATTTATCTATCAACTACGAAAGATATTAGAACAGAACGTTATAAAGAACGCGGTAGCGACCAAAATGAAACTTGGTTGGCGGGTAGAGAAACTAAATTGAATAACATAATGACAAACTTCAATATTATGTTTAACGTTGAAAAGTTTGAAAATAATAATAAAAAAGACCAATTGGTTGTCTTTGAAAGAATTGTGGATATTATTAATGACAAGTAAAGATAAAAAAATCTCATACAAATATGCTGAAGATCGGATTATTGAAGATTTCAAAGCCTATATAGATAAGACATACGATGCTCATTACAAAACAGAAAACGATGTTCAATGTTTTGATGCATGGATTGCTCTCGGGGACGCCACTCCTACTTTTCGTAACACAGGATTAAAATATCTTTGGCGTTATGGTAAGAAAAATGGTAATAACAAAGATGACTTGATGAAAACCCTACATTACACGCTAATGTGTTTGTTTAACGATCATTATAAAAATAAAGGTGAATAAAGTATGGAAATTAACATTAACGTAGAAGAATTAAGAAAGCGTAAGCTTTTTATCGCCACTCCAATGTATGGTGGCGCATGTGCTGGTATGTTTGCTAAGTCTTGTGCTGATCTTTCGGCGATTTGTGCTCAGTATGGAATACCGCTTCAATATTATTTTTTGTTTAACGAATCACTGATTACGCGCGCAAGAAATTACTGTTGCGATGAGTTTATGCGTTCCGATGCAGAACATTTGATGTTTATTGATTCTGATATTGGATTTAATCCCCAAGACGTTATCGCCTTGATGGCTCTTCAAGCACAAAATCCAGAAAAGTATGATATCATTGGCGGACCTTATCCTAAAAAGTGTATTTCTTGGGAAAAGATTAAACGTGCGGTAGATAAGGGTGTTGCCGATGCTGATCCTAACGTGCTTGAAAAGTTTGTTGGCGATTTTGTATTTAATCCAAAGGGCGGTCAACAGTCAATTGCTATTGGAGAACCTTGTGAAGTTCTAGAAATTGGAACTGGATTTATGATGATTACTAAGCCAGCAATGCAGAAGTTTACGGACTCATATCCTCAGTATATGTATAAGCCAGATCATGTTCGCACTGAGCACTTTGACGGTACTCGCGAGATCATGATGTATTTTCAAGCTGAAGTCGATCCAGTCTCAAAGAGATACTTGTCCGAAGACTATTGGTTTTGTCAAAAGGCTCAACAAATTGAACTTAAGACATGGTTCTGCCCATGGATGAAAATGCAGCATGTAGGAACGTATATTTTTGGTGGTTCTCTTGCTGATTTGGCGTCAATTGGCGCTGCCGCTACTGCTGACCCTTCTCAGCTAGGCGGTAAACAGAAGAAGAAGTAAAATATTTAAATTAACGAAAGGTGAATAAATTATGAAGATTGATACTAATACAATTAATGTACTTAAGAACTTCGCAAAGATTAATCCTTCTATCGTAATTCAGGAAGGTAATACATTGAAGACTATTTCGACGTCTAAGACTATTATGGCAAAGGCGACGGTAACAACTGAATTTGATAAGCGTTTTGCGATCTATAATCTTGATCGTTTTATTTCTGCATTGAGTTTGTTCAACAACCCCGAACTAGATTTCAATGATAAGTACGTTAATATTTTCGACGCCAACAAGAGCACTCATTATACTTATGCCGACGAAAGCACGATTACTAAGACTCCGGAAAAGGAAATCAAGCTTCCTTCTATCGACGTTACTTTCACTCTAACCAATGATAATTTGAAGGACGTTGAAAAGGCTGCTGGCGTTTTGGGACTTCCGGAAATTGTCGTTGTTGGTGACGGAAAGCTAATTAGCTTGCAAGCCGCCGACACCAAGAATCCTTCTGGTGATGTGTATTCTGTTGAAATCGGAACAACCAATAAAACTTTTAAGGCTATTTTTAAGTCTGAAAATATCAAGATCATCCCTGGAGATTATGAAGTTAGTATTTGTTCTAAAGGTATTTCTTGCTTTAAGGGCAAGGAAGCTGATTATTGGATTGCAGTAGAGCAGTCTTCAACTTTCTAAGTTTACCTTTGACTTGGGAGGGGCTATAATATAGTTCCTCTTTTTTTATCATGGAGATATATTATGAGAGAAGAGTTCCTGTGGGTCGAGAAGTATCGCCCAAAAACTATAGAAGAAACTATCCTTCCGATTGAATTAAAAGCTGTTTTTCAACAGTTTGTAGATCAACAAAATATTCCAAACCTTATTCTTTCTGGTTCTGCCGGTGTTGGTAAAACAACGGTAGCTAGAGCAATGTTAGAACAGCTTGGTTGTGATTACATTGTTATTAACGGTTCTATGAATGGTAATATCGACACTCTTAGAAACGAAATCCTAAACTTCGCTTCATCTGTTTCTCTTTCTGGAGGGCGTAAGTATGTTATTCTTGATGAGGCGGATTATCTAAACGCCAATTCGACTCAACCGGCTCTTCGTAACTTCATGGAAGAGTTTTCTAGAAATTGCGGGTTTATTCTTACTTGTAACTTTAAAAATAGGATTATCGAGCCTCTTCATTCTCGTTGTTCGGTTATCGACTTTAAAATCGGTAAAAAAGAAATGGCGAAACTCGCGATGCAGTTTATGAAGCGAGTGTCAAACATTCTTAATTCTGAAAACATAGAATTCGATAAAGCTGTCGTCGCAGAAGTAATTCAAAAACATTTTCCTGATTGGCGTAGAGTTCTTAACGAGCTTCAGCGTTATTCGGCGACGGGTAAAATTGATTCTGGTATTTTGGCTAACCTACAACAAGTTTCTATCAAGGAACTGGTTTCTATGCTCAAGGAAAAGAATTTTTCTGGGCTACGTAAATGGGTTGGGGAAAATCTTGATAATGATCAGAACAGTATATTTCGTCAGTTGTATGATACAGCCTCAGAATTTCTCCCTCCTACCGATGTAGCTCAACTGGTGTTGATATTGGGTAAATATCAATATCAAGCGGCTTTCGTTGCGGATCAGGAAATTAATCTTATGGCTTGTCTAACGGAAATTATGATCAATTTGGAATTCAACTAATGAACCCTTTTGATTATGTAAATTCTATTCTTTATTCAAAGAAAAATCTTATAGTTGACGAAGTGACGGAGAAATCATATTCTCCGTTTCTAACTAATAGAGCCTTGTCGTATCATAAAGACACTATACTTCACGCTCAAGAAATGAATCTTAACGGTCATTTAGACAAAAAACTTCAATTCGATTATTTCATAAATATTATACGCCCAACAAAAAGAACTAATAGTAAGTGGGCCAAGAAAGAAAAAGATAGCAATATTGAAGCCATTCAAGAATATTTTGGATATAATTATAATAAAGCTAAGACTGCATCTTTTATTCTTTCCAAAGAACAATTGAAGGAAATAAAGAAAAAATTAGAAAAAGGTGGTTTAGATAAATGATGAAAGTTTTAGATAATTTTTTTACCGAAGAAATATTAAACAAATTGCTCAAGGATTATAATAATTCGCCAATGAGATATGGTTGGCTTTCTCATGAGCAAAACGACCCACATGGCCATTGGTTTTTAGATTTTGGAAAAACTAATAGTAAAAATTTATCAGATGTTTCCAACAATATTCCTGAATTTTTATTACACGTTAAAAATTATATAACTGATAAAATTGATATTTTAGATAATACTGTTTTAATTAGATGTTATATAGGAGGACATACTTTTGGAGTTGATGGTTATTATCATACAGATAGTACCCGATCTGACGAAATTACTTTTGTATTTTATTTGGTTGAGGGTAAATGGGAATTTGATTGGGGTGGAGAAACATCTTTCATAACACCAAACGAAGAAGTTTTTTCTGTAATACCAAAAAAGAATCGTGTTGTTATTTTTCAATCAAACATACAACATTGCGCACGTGGCGTTTCTAGAAAATATAATGGTTTGAGAAAAACATTAATGTTTAAATTTAGAAGAAAACGTTCTGATAATTTTGAAAAATTAAGTAGATTTCTTGTTAAACATAATGCGCTGAATTATAATCATATGATAGGTTCATTACACGATCATCTGGTTAGAACCTATCAATTATTGGAAAATGGTAATTTACCTGAACATGTATGTTTTGCGGCTGGATTACATTCTGTTTTTGGTACGACAATATACAGAAATCAACTTTTAAAATTAGAAGATAAAGACTTAATTATAAATGAATTTGGCGAAAAGACTTTTGAATTGGTTTCATATTTTTCTAGAATCAATAGACCAAAAACGTTGGAAACTTATGTTGATAATAATATAGAGTTTAATGATGGTTCGTTTATTAAACTTGATGATGATATTATATTGAATCTCAAGTATATTGAGTGTGCAAATTTAGAAGATCAAAAAAGCCTAAATATAGAAAAATACCCTAACCTTTATAATTTATGGTATAATAATGTAAAATAATAAGAAAAGAGGCAAATATGAATATTCTAGATTCGTTGATTGAAGTGAAAATAGCGGAAGAAGAAGATTTTCTTAAAATTAAAGAAACTCTAACTCGTATTGGTGTCGCTTCTAGAAAAGATAAAAAGTTATATCAATCTTGTCATATTTTTCACAAACAAGGAAAATATTATATCGTCCATTTCAAAGAAATGTTTTCGATAGACGGTAAGCCTTCAAATTTTTCAGATGAAGATAAAGGACGCCGTAATAAGATCGTCAGCCTTTTGGAAGATTGGGGATTGTTGAAAGTGGTGGAACCGCAAAAGATTAAAGAACCAATTTCTCCAATGAGTCAAATCAAAATTATCAATCATAAAGAGAAAAAAGATTGGATTTTAGAGGCTAAGTATAATATGGGTAGAAAAAAGAATTGATTAGAAGGAAATTATATTATGTTTAAATTCTTAAAGAAAGATCCGCCAACTCCATCTGATAAAATAATAGAAGAAATTAAAAAGATTCTATTTCCTCCTCTTAAGTTACAAACAGCTTCTAAAGACGGCCAAATAACAAAATTTCATATAGATTATTCGGTCGATAGTAATTTAGACGCGGTATTGATGGATCTTCAAGAAGGATACAATGACGAGGTTTCTCAAAAAACTATTAATAAAGTAATCAATCGTCTTAATAAGGTTAGAACTTTGTTAGAAGCTTATGCAGAACTTGATAAAGACGCTCAATATATAATCGTCGAAGATTTGGAGGATAGCGAAGATGTCGAGGCTGCATCAGAAAACTTTAGATAAATTCATTGACGCTCTTGAAGAAATGATAGACGCAAGAGACGATATGTGGGAGGAAGAGAAGTATTCTAACTACAGACAAATGAACCGTATCAAAGAAGAAAGATACGTGCCTGCTAGAGAAAGCGTTAGAAACTCTTTAGAAAAAATTATCGAACAAATTTCTTCTAAAAATGATTTCTACCTCAAAAATGACTTGACTTCTAAAAAATCATAGGGTATAATACGTGTATGGTTTGAAAGGAGGTCGTTGTGACGATGCATCTTTTACCGGCGTATTATACTACTACGCGAACAAAGAAAAGAAAGCCCTCTAAAAGTAAGAAACTTGCGGAGGCAACCGCCAAACACGAAGCCTGGGTTTTGTCTATGACAAAAGGCAAAAAAGCCGATAAAAAAGCCCTTGACTTTAAATTTAAAGAGCGGTATAATGAGTATATGAAAGTTGATCAAAGCGATTACGTTTCTTCGGGATTGTCGGGTGATGCGTCTTCCTGTGTTAAACGTGGAGTTATGACCAACTTGCATAAAGAATCTTCTGAAGTTCAGAAACAGATTCTTGATAAGGCGAGTCGGGTTATGCCCCTCTTTAATAAAGGTGGATTGCAATACGCGACGCCGGAAACTGATTTGACAACAGTCGGCTCTAAATCAAGAAGGGGCTGACGAAAGTCAAAAAAATATTTGACTTTTAATAAATCTAGAGTTATAATGACTAAATAATGAAACAGGAGAAAAGAATGAATTCAAAGATTGATAAGGTATATACAGCGTTGGTCCTTAACGGCGAAGAGCTTACTGCTAAGCAGATTTCTGCTCGTTATAACGTCGCTAATCCACATGATGTTGTATACTCTCTTCGTATGGAAGGGTATCCGATTTACTGTAATAAGCATACGAATTCTAAAGGCGTGGTAACAAACAAGTACCGTCTCGGTACTCCATCACGCCAAGTTATCGCCGCAGGATACAAGGCTATTGCGGCTGGTCTCGTCTAAAAGGTTCTAGAAATAGAACTTCTTAAGGCGGGGCGAAATCCCCGCCTTTTTTAATGAGTAAAATTAGGGGTTGACTTTAAATCGCTCCTAAGGTAATATAAGTTTATAGGCTGTTTGACATTGTTAGGAATTACGTTGAAACAACTTCGGTTGTTTCTTCGTCAGCGTCACGAGTATTAGTTCTTTAGAACGTCGTGACCTTGAATCCGAAGGGCTTGCTCGAAACAAGCGTATTCGTGACGCTGACGAAGAAACAATTATTAAGCTGGACAGATGTCCTTGATCTGAACAAAAAGAGTCGTCAGAGCTTAATGTGTTGGACCCATAGCACAATTGGTGGTGCAAGTGACTTTTAATCTCTAGGTTCTCGGTTCGAATCCGAGTGGGTCCTCCAACAACAGGGTGTAGCTCAATGGTAGAGCACTGCGTTTGGGGCGCAGACGTTGGGAGTTCAAGTCTCTCCACCTTGACCATTAAATGCCGAGACCGCCTGAGTGGACGGGCACCCGACTGTAAATCGGACGTTTATAACACGGTAGGTTCGAACCCTACTCTCGGCACCAGTTTATGGACCATTAGCTGAGTTGGTTTTAGCGGGAGACTCTTAATCTCTGTCATACATCAGTTCGAATCTGATATGGTCTACCAAAATACTAAATACTAAATAATAATAATATTGATCAATATACTTAAAGGTGAACAAATTATGGCAGATCAAATTTCTAATTTACAAGGCGATCAAGCCTTATTCTATACTTTCCCTAATAACGGTGTTGTATTTCATAGAGTTCCTGAAGATATAATGTCTAAGGTTCGTGAAGTAACCGACGGCGCTGTTGAGAAAGAGTTTGAAGGTTCTGTAGAAGCTGGTTATAAACTTACTGCAAACATTTCAAGAGAATATGACTTTACAAAAGAACTTGCTCCGGTTTTGTTGGATTATATTAATAGCTTGATAGATTTACACAATCATAGATCGCAACCGCATTTTATCAACGAAGTAGTTAACGTTGCTTCGCATCCAAGACGGTTTAAGTTTAAAGACGTTTGGGCTAACTTCCAAAAGAAGCACGAATTTCATCCTCATCATATTCATGGTGGTGTTTATTCTTTCGTTATCTGGACGAAGATACCTTATAATATTCAAGATGAAATAGCGGTTTTTCCAAAGGCCACTCTTAAGTGTGCTTCAATGTTTGTCTTTTATTACACAGATATTCTTGGTCAAGTTAGAAGTCATCCTATTCCAGTTGATCATCCATACGAAGGCATAATTTGTTTGTTTCCTAAAGGATTGGGTCATTCAGTTAATCCTTTCTACACATCAGACGATTATAGAATTGCGGTATCAGGCGATATCGTTATGGACACGGATTAATAGGAGTTATATATGGAACATTTTTATCAGAACGTTGAAGGTTGGTTTAATTATCCTGATATGTTTAAGTATGCAGTTGATACTGCGCCCGACAAGGCTCATTTCGTTGAAATAGGTACTTGGAAAGGTCAGAGTTCTGCTTTTTTGGCCGTAGAAATTATCAATAGCGGTAAAGATATTAAGTTAGATTGTATTGATAATTTTACCGGATCTGTTATTGAACCTGGTCAGATGTTTGATCCGGACAATAAGGCGGGTCGTTTGTTGGATGTTTTTAAGGATAATATGAGACCTGTCGCGGGTCATTACGAAGCAATTAAGGGCGATAGTACAGAATCAGCTAGTCTTTACGAAGACGAGTCTTTGGATTTTGTCTTTATTGACGCTTCTCACGATTACGAATCTTTTCGTAAAGATCTTTTGGCTTGGTTTCCAAAAGTTAAAGTTGGCGGTTTGTTGGCTGGACACGATTTCGCGGAACCTTATCCCGGAATTATGAAGGCTGTTAGAGACCATCTTGTTAACGAGAAAGTCGGAGTAACGCCTTCTACATGTTGGTTTTGCTTCAAGACGCAAAAGGTTCTCGCTAACGTATAAATAAAGTTTTATTCCCGGGAATCCGAGCATGGTGCATGGACTTGCCTGTTAAGCAATGGTTAGGTCGGTTCGATTCCGACACTGGGAGCATAAGCGCCTCAGATGTATAATAGTAATGTCAATAAAACTATTATACATCTGAGGGTCT